GAAGAAGCTATCAAGGCTGGTCGTATCGCTCCTCAAGACGAAGATGCCAAAGCATTCTGGCTAACCTCGATCCTTGCTGACGATAAGGCAATGAAAGTCCTTGCTTCGCTCCCATCTAACGATGCCATCACTGGCAACACGATCCTCGCAGGTCGTTCGGAAGATGCTCCACAACTATCCGGTATGGCTCGCGTTGAAGCAGCTATCCGCGCACAATCTCAACTCTAATACTAATCAATTATGGCTAATAACCTTACCCTACTTGACCTCGCCAAACTGAACTCTGCTGACATGGCAGTTGGTCTGATTGAAGAAGTCCTCACAGTTGCTCCAGAGACTACGATCATCCCTGCTCGTACGATCCCCGGCACTTCCTATAAAATCTCTGCTCGTACTGGTCGTCCGACGGTTTCTTTCCGCGCCCTCAATGAAGGTACGGATGCCGTTAAGTCGAACTACACTGAGCGCACGATCGAAGCATTCTTGCTCTCGGCTCGCGTTGAGTGCGACAAGGCTGCTGCTAACGCTTACATCGACGGTGCTGTTGCATATCAAGCTCTTGAAGCTCGCGGTGTCATGGCCGAAGCTCTGTACAAGGTTGGTCAACAAACCATCTATGGAACGGCTCAAGATGGCAAAGGCTTCCCCGGCTTGCAATCACTTGTTACCACTCTTGGTAGCGTAGTTGTCGATGCAACTGGTACTACCGCTGCTACTGGTTCGTCCGTGTATGCAATCGCTGCTGGCAGCCAAGGCGTTCAATACGTGTACGGTCAAAACACTACGATTGACCTGAGCGCATTCCGCGAAGGTGATGCTTCGGATGGTAACGGCAAGCGTTTCGCTGCTTATATCGCCGACCTCACCGCATGGGTTGGTCTTCAGTGCGCTAATAAGTTCGCTGTCGGTCGTATCAAGAACCTTACCGCAGATAGCGGCAAGGGTTGCACGGACGCTAAACTCTTGGATCTGCTTCGTCAGTTCCCAGTGGGTGTCAAGCCAACTCACTTCCTGATGAGCCGTCGTTCTGCCTATCAACTGGCAGTTAGTCGTTCGATCACTGCGAATACCAAGCAAGAAGCCTTCTCTGGTCTTCTCAATGGTCTTCCAACTGAGTCGTTCGGTATCCCAATCATCGTTACCGATTCTATCGCTGATAACGAAGCAATCGCTTAATCATAACTAATTACTATCATGCCTTACGAATTCAATCGCAATATGCAAGACCATGCTTACACAAGCACGGTCGCAATCGCTTCTGCTGGAGCAAATACTGCTAGTTTTGATCTTGAGCAACTTATCGGTGGTGACATCGAGAAGGTTGTTTTTGAATTGAACTGCCCTGCTGCTGCTGGCATTACTGCTGGTACTTACACTTATACTCTGAAGGATTCTCCAGATGGTACGACTTGGACCGTTCTGGATCCTACTGTTGTTACAACTCAGGTATTTGCAACTGGTGGTCTTGCAGCAAAAACTGTTCGTTTCCGTCTTCCTCCTATCGCCAAGCGTTATGTTCGTATCGAGCAAACGTCTTCTGGTTCTACTGGAACGGTTTCTGGTTCGATGGTTGCTAAACTGTTGTTCTAATTGGTGCATTGCCTTTGGTTAGGTTTTTGTCGTTGTTTTCCCTAACCAAAGGCTCACTTATGAAAGGTCGCCGCAGAACCTAGCAATTCTCTCATTGCTGAATCTGCGGTCTTTTTCTATATGGCTTGGACACAACTTACAGTAAATGGATTAAAGGATCGTCTCGCATCTGACGAGTTCGAGGCACTTCTTGCTGAGTCGCCAACGCCAGAGGATAAACTGACCGACATTCTCAGTCAGGTAGCTCAAGAGATCGTCTCACGGGTCAATGCTGGGCGCAGGAAGCGCGGACTGGTACAAGTTGCCACAACCGGACTGCACGCTCCTACAGGCTCCCACAGACACGCCTACGCGCTAGCTCGACGCCTACTGTCAGAGTCTTTTCCATCTCTCGCTGAGTTCAATGGTGACGATCGTAAGATCGCCGTTGAGTCCGCTGAGAACTATCTTGATGACCTAGCGAAGAACGATGCTGACTCCGACGACTACGGTGCAGTATCATTCGCAGCTTCAAGCTCTTCATCGTTCCGGTACGGTGGTTCCGCTCTCATGGACTTCACATCTGCACCATGAGTTTAATACGTCAAATCGTAGAAAGTATTGCTGATACTCTTTCGAGTCACGAGTACTTCCGTACTAATCCGAAGATACCAGTTATCATTGAGGATCACAAGGATGTCGAGAAGTCTATCCTTGCGGCTATGCAATCGACTGGTGCATTTGTGCTAGTCAACTTTGACTCAGCAGAGACTGACTCGGAGAATACTCCGGGTCCATATTTATCAAACGCGAAATTCCGCGTGACAATTTCAGAGATCCCATCAGTATGGCGATCGAAATCCTCCAAGTCTTCTTCAGCTACTGAAATAGCTGAGGCAGTTTGTAGGATAATCCATCACACTCAACCAATGGATAAAGATGATCTTCCTCTATCTGGTGGTGTAATGCTCTTCAACTCAATCTCTCAACAATCCAATGACTCGATGTTGCAACAAGTAGTTGTCTTCTCGATCCCTGTTGGATTAAGCAACTCAGATCCAATCCGATAACTTATGGCTATTCCCGCTACCTTTGACCGTACCACGATCGTTCGTGGACCATGCCGCATTACTTACGATGGTGCAACATTCTTCTCTAAGGGTGGTGTTGCGTTGGCAATGAGTAACGAAACCTTCGATAAAGAAACCGACGCATATGGTGTCGTAGGTCGTGCTAAAACAGACCTAAAGGTTACTGTGTCGTTTGAACCAGTTGGTGAGATCGAAGCAATCGCTACGCTATTCCCATATGCCTCAACAGTTTTCGGTGCAAGCATTTACGGTTCCACAGATAAGCCACTTGTGATCGTGTCGTCTGACGCGACCTATACGATTCTTGCTGCGGCAATCACGAAACTACCGACGATTAAATGCAGTGCCAATAGTACGGCGATTGGAAGCGTTGAGTTTACTGGTTTGCTAAAGAAAGGTGGAGACCCAAGCCTTGCTGCTGATTACTTCACTTATAGTGCCACAGGAGGCACGGTTCAAGCAGTTGGTTTTGATCCATCAACAATCGTTACTGCTCCATACTCAGCTACTCTTGGATCTCTTTCATTCATGTCTGAGGCTGGATTCGAGATCAGCTTTGATGCGAAAATGAATCCAGTTAAGGTTGATGGTATCGGCACAGTTGATATGTCATTCCAAGGCATTGGCTTCACTGTCACCTGTATCCCTACTGGTGTTGCTGATACATCCTTTGATACTTATTTCGGTAGCTTAAGTGCTGGTGAAGAACTTGCTGCTGTTACTCTTGATATTTCTACTCCTACAAGCAAGGGACTCAATTTCGACTCGACATCTGTTCAGATCATGGATCTGCAACGTCGATTTAGTCCAAACGATAATCGTCTTGGTCAGCTCACGTTGAAGTCAAAGCGTGCTGTTACATCAGGTATCGCTAGCGCAATCTACACTCTCACAGTAGTAGCCTAACACTAATCACCAATGTATGTTGAATGGAGAACTGGTTTAACCAATATCATTCAGCTCGCTGGTGGTAGGGGCGTTACGACCGAGACATCAAATCTTAGAATCGAAACCGCCCCAACTTTTCAACAAGTTGCGTATATCGGCGGATCTTACGGGCGACAATTCTATCGTCCGGGACAAATGGTATCATTGTCGTTTGACTCTCTGAGAGAGTTCGCAACGGTATCTGATGCTGGATTCTATATCAATTACGTCAACGATCAATTCGCAAACCAGCTTGATGGTGAGGCGTTCTTCGCTAATATCAGTGGGTCTTATGGAGCAAACCAAAAGGAGAGTTTCACTCTTTCGGCTGGTCCGTACACAGGTAATATTGCTGTAAGTATTGCAGGTACATTCTTTGTGAGTACAATAACGAAGACCTTCGTTGCCTCTAGCTCATCTGCTA